GTTCCTGTTCCAGTTCCAGTAGTTCCTGTTCCAGTTCCAGTAGTTCCTGTTCCAGTTCCAGTAGTTCCTGTTCCAGTTCCAGTAGTTCCTGTTCCAGTTCCAGTAGTTCCTGTTCCAGTTCCATCACTGTTGCTCTTAGGTACTCTACCAATAACAGCTCTTCCAAATGCACCGCTTCCTTTACCGCAGGCATCTACAAAACGGACAATAGGTGGGTTTGAATAACCACCACCAGTGCTTATAATATCAACGCCCAAAATTTGTCCGGATGCACTTATAATGGCATTACCAGATGCTCCTGAACCTCCACCACCAAAAAATTCTACTGTTGGTGGACCACAAAGAATTGCGTTTATATTACATGGATTATTAAATACGTCATCAAAATCCAAATCAAAATCAAAATTATCGGGGTCAACAGACTGTTGAACTCCTCCCGCAAATGATTTAACTTTGTTTATAAGTCCACCAATGTCAAGATTTAATCCTGGTCCTGGTCCATCATAGATACTCCACTCCTTAACTTTTGAACAACTTGGAGGGTCATCACATTTAATAAAACTCAAAATTCCTATAACGATATCAAAAATATCACCAACCAAATCAACTGCACCAAGAATTGCATTGACTGGCCCCATAATTGCTTTAATTGCAGAGTTAAGTAATCCACTTAACTTACCAATGATTCCACCTAGAATATTCTCTGCTGCACAAAGAGGAACATTAATATACTTATTAACTGCAGACAATAAGAACTTAGTAATTACTGATATTAATTGACCAATAATCTTTCTGAACAGACAAGTAATTAACTCATTCGCAGTTTCAATTGCAACCTTTGCCTTAGGTCTGGAATTTGGAAAAAGAAGGTAATAGAAATTCTTTGCACCTTTTTCAACGTTTTCTTTTACTTTCTTCTGTACTTCAAGTACAAGATTTTTTATTGCTGCAGTTACATCTGCTGCAACCTTTCCAACTTTATATGCAACATATTCTTCTACTCCAAATTTTTGACCGTTTTCACTAATAATTTCATTAGTAATTGAGTATCTCCAATCATATATTTCTTTCTTCTTTTTCTCAATATTAAGGATAAGATTTTGTATCTTTAATTGAATTCCTGAAAAATTAATTAAATCACAACTATACGGAGATGCTATAGGAGATGCAGCTCTTTGGTCTTCTGCTGCTCTTTGGTCTGCTGCATTGTTGGCCTTATCGGTAGAATTTGAAAGTGCTTCTCCAATATATTGCCTAGACCTTGGAGAACCTCCTGGAGGAATAGAATACTTCGCTACTCTTGCTGTACCTGTACTACTTGTATATCCCGAAAGAGTATCAAAACCATTCTGCTGTACTCTTTTTAATACTGTCTGGTCATTATTACCAATACAACCAAGAATTATAGGTTCATTTCCATCAGTGCCATCTTTGTAAAAACCAATAACAACTGAACCCTGTCTCAGGTTTGATGTTTGATAACTTGCTGCATGGCCTGTTCCACCAGTGACGGGATATACTACCTCACACAATTCTAACTTATCATCACTAAGTTTTTCTCTTACCCCAGTATGTTTTCCTACAATTCTAACTTTATATCTTGCTCCCCATCCTGGAAGTTGATCTAGAGTATTCCATTTCTCCGCAATCTCATTGTCTTTCCAAGACTCATCAGATACAATAATCCCAGTCCACCAATAGAGTCCTGCTGATCCAATTTGTTCCGGGTTAAAATTTCCTTGAGTCATCTTTTAAATGGTTTCCTTCCGTAAGAATCTCTAACAAGAGTAAACTGAGTCCAACAACCCTCTCTGGCATCAACTTGTTGTGCTAAATTGGCTATCATATATATCCCACTATTTTTACCACTCACTGCTTGAGTTTTTCCTGGAGACTGTTCTGGAAAATCGCAGAATATAATATCACCAACTCTATGAGAAAAATCTCCAGCAATTTTTGCAGTCAATATAATGGTAAACAATTGATTATAGCGACTTGCTGCCTGTGCAACAATCTCATCTACATTATAGTCTTTCTCTTTTGATTTATCTTTATCTAAATTTTGCTTTACACCAATTGGTTGCATCTTACCAATAATTCTTGTTGGTTTATCAAACATTTCTTCAGGTAAACATGGTAAGTTGTTGCCTGCAAGATTAATTCCCTTTTCTCCTTCTTTTTGAGAACCTATATTCTTTTCTTTATATTCATTATCATAAAAATTGTATGTCTTAACTTGAGAACCATATGCACCTATGCTCATTTTTTGTTGAACATCAATATTAATAATGGGCATATACTCAAGAATCTTTCCATCATATTCATCTGGAAGTTCTGTAGTGTTTGTGAAAACATATTTTTTATATTGCATTCTTTCAGAATCTAACAATGATTCAATGGACTTAAATTTAAACCCATCATAATTTTCATAAAAGAAAAATCCTGCAGATTTACTTGTCCCATCTTTTGGTACTGACCTTTTACCTAACCAAGTACATTTATAGAATGGTTTCTCGACATGGCCATTAAATGAATATACATTATCTGTTTCTTCAATATCAACATCTTTCTCTGTTCTCAGATATTGTTTAAGAATATTTTCTACTGAGACTGATATTTTACCATCGAAAGGTCCATCAACTCTTGTTTCCACAAGTTCATTCATAAAAAATTCTTTTGTTACCAAATCAATTACAAACACCATCTTCTGAGTATCTTCAAGTTTGTTTCTAATTTTTGCAACATAAAGACACTTCTCATCAATGAATTCCAATTTGTTTTTGTATCCGTCTTCCATTACAAGTTCTACTCTTTCACCGCCACACATATCCAGACCATCAATCAGGCCAAGATATTTTTGATTCTGCGAATCTCCAACAGCATATCCAATGTCTGCAATTGTTACTGTAGCAGATACTTGATTCTCCAATATACTTTCATTGTATTGTAGGTTCAAAAAATATCCTTCACCTGTTGTCAAGTCAACAGAATTCTTTCCATCATTGGAATATATTTTAAATTTTCCTATGTTATATTGCCTTGCAACCTGATTCTCTAATCCCATTATCCTACAGATAGTGCTGCTATATTATTATCTATGTTAGAACTGGAAGAGTCTGCTACAAATCCACCACCTCCTCTTCCACCCATTGGAACTGGTTTTTCTACAATTACTCTCTGCACCATAATAGTATTGCCACTCATAGATGGATTATAATAACTTGTATAATTTTTTAACAATGAAAGGGACTCTGTATAGTTTGCTTTATTAAGAGCACTTAACAGTCCAGGATACTTGTCTTCCAGTGCATCTGTGGTATCAGCATCAAATACAAATTCATTTCCTCTTTCACCAAGAATTGCCTTTGTTAATCCTCTAACCCATCCTCCAGATTTATATGCAACGTGAACATGGTTCCAGTGTGCTGAAGGTTCATTTCCTTCATGTGCAAACTCTTCTCTTTTTGTAATACCTTTAGATTTTTCCCATTCATTGATTGCAGCAATAATTTTTGTCTGGTCATCAATACCACTATATCCTCGACTTCTCCAATAGTTTGGACCCCATCCACCAATATCAATTGCCCTTGCACCTTGAGAACGATAGTGTAAGGAATTTACTCTATGACCACTTTCTGGTTTCCAAGCAGGATGCTCTGGATGTTGCCATACACCATCTCCGAAACCACCAAGTCCCTTACTGTCCAAATATCTTCCAAGTTCACCAGCAAGTTTACTACCTTCACTTGGAGGTACACCACTTCCTCCAGTTGTTCCACCAAGACTGTTAGTATTGGTACTGTTAACATTAGCACCAGATTCGGAATAAGAGATTCCAGAAATATCATCTCTTGTTCCTGTGACATCAGCAAATCTAGACATCAAATCTTTTAGTTTTGCTGAGTATGCAGGATCAGTAGCATATCCTTCAGAACGAAGCATATCTGCTGCATCTTGTGCACTACCAGCATTGTTAACTCCACGATAACCACGATAGTCTTTGTACCATTGAGTTACAAGATGATTGACTGCATCTTGTGGAGTATCAAAGTTCTTAAATCTTGCTGCAGTCTGAACAGTTTTTCCTCCATAAACTTCTTGAGTTGATGAGAGTGTTGCAGCCTCACTTGACGTTGCCTTAATTCCAAAGAAATTATTTTTTGCAGCAAGACTTTGACCCCAACCAGATTCCAGTGCAAACTGTGCAGCCACAAGTTGCGGATACTTTGCACCTGCTGCTTCTGCCATTGCATAAAATGCTTTCCACTTTTCTATTTGAGAACCAGTGATTACTCCGGAAGACTTTCTTGATTGTGGAGTTTCTGGTTTTCTTCCGGGTTTTATTTTATCTTGGTCCTTTGTTCTGTCTTCTTTTAGAGTGACTGGTTTTTTATTCTTAAAGAATGCATCATATAACCACTTTCCTGCCATATCTCCAGCAAGACCGCCAAGAGCACCACCAATAATACCTCCAACAACAGGTGCAAAAACATTCCCGACAGCACCAACAAGAGCACCAACGATAGTAGAACCAATAGCGGCAAAAGCAGCTCTGCCCAGAGGTTCCTTAAAGACAAAATAATTTAATGCAAAATCAATTAAACCCCCAATGACTGGAATTCTTTTTACAAATGGAGTTATAAACCTTTTGGTTAACTTTAATGCTTGCTTAGAACCACTTCTACCTAATGTTTTTGCTACAGCACCTCTAGCAACTTTTGTTAATCCACTTCTCTGAGCAGACTTTGGAAGATTTTTTAAATTTTCTTTTCCAAATCTTTCAATGAATTTATCTCTACCATACTTCTTAAAGTATCTTCTCTGTGCACTATTAGTTACTCTTCTCCCTTTAGTATCAAATCCTCTTCTTTGAACTCCTCCCCCCTTTCCACGACCGCCACCAAAATCAGTTCCACCACTTGCAGCAATAGCTGCAATGATTGCAATGTTTGCAAATCTATTAAATTGCTTGCTGAATTCATCAAACTTTTTCTCTGCATCCTCACCACCAATTTTCTTTGTCAGTTCTCTAACTTTATCATATGCATTATATCCAAGTTCAATAAAAGAAACAGTAGCATTTAAAATTTTTCCAGAGAAACTGATAAGAAAATTTGAGACTGGGCCTATAACCTTTCCAATTTCTAATAGTTTAGGAAGATACTGTCCAAAATTATTAAGAAAGTTTCCAAGAAGACTATAGAAAATAAAATTGCCAATCTTATCTAAGAAACTAAGTTCAGGTAAAGATGGAAATTTAGAACCTTCTTTTTTCTTTTTCTTTTTTCCTTCTAATGCTCTTTCCTTTTTATCTCTACTTTCATTCTCTAAGGATTTTCTTTTTCTCTCCTGCTGATTCTTTACAAATTCACTTCTCTTACCAAGAATTTTATCTATCTTAATTGTACTCTTTTTAATCTTAATGACTTCAAATAATATAGATTTCTTTGCAATCCTTGGTGCTTGTTCTTCAGTTTCTCCTGGTTTTATATCAGAAGCCTTTATGATGGCAGAAGATTTTGGTTGTAAATTTGTTATCGGCACAAGAAATTTTTGGTTGTCCAAAGAATTTCCTGAGGACTTTGATGGTGGTAGTAGTTTTTCGGAATCTATTACTGCCATTTTATACTATCCCGTATATTCCTGCGTTTATAGATGCTTTATCACTAAAAGGACTTCCAATAAATTCTGGAATTTTTGTTCCATCATTCACACCCATTTGTTGGGATGGTAATGATTGTACTATATCTGGCAAAGGAATGAATGAAGAACTGGAACCACTGGGAAGTGGTCCAGGAATCATCATATTAATTTTTGAATCAGATGCTAATTGCAATCGAGAGTAATTTTCATTTGGATAATAATTTACTGGATAACTATTCGATTTCACAATATTCTGAGAAATCATTCTTGAATTATTGGAGTTTGTCTCAAAACTTTTATTTGAATAATTATTTTCAGAGTTTTGAGAAATAATTTTAGAGTTATTATTAGAGTTATTAGAGTTTGTCTCAGAACTTTTATTTAAATAATTGCTCTGAGAAATTATTCTTGAATTCTTAGAGTTATTAGAGTTTGTCTCAAAACTTTTATTTAAATAATTGCTCTGAGAAATTATTCTTGAATTCTTAGAGTTATTAGAGTTATTAGAGTTTGTCTCAAAACTTTTATTTAAATAATTATTCTGAGAAATCATTCTTGAATTCTTAGAGTTATTAGAGTTTGTCTCAGAACTTTTATTTGAATAATTATTTTCAGAGTTTTGAGAAATAATTTTAGAGTTATTATTAGAGTTATTAGAGTTTGTCTCAAAACTTTTATTTAAATAATTATTCTGAGAAATCATTCTTGAATTGTTAAAGTTATTAGAGTTTGTCTCAGAACTTTTATTTGAATAATTATTTTCGGAATTTCCAACAGAAATATTATTATAAAATTTTTGAGCTTTATTCAATGCAGATTTTACACTACCAGTTTTCTTTTCTGAGGTCTCGCTGAAAGGTCGTTTGCTTCTTGGAAAATTGTCAGAAGGTAAATTAAAACTAGATTTTATATCACCAGTCTTCTTTTTACCAACCATTCCACCACCAGCAGCAAATTGTATATTATTAATCGTAGATGGTTTGTTAGTTCCTCCACCCATCTCATTCATACCTAAGAAAGTATCTGCACCAAAGGCATCAACTGCTCGTTTGGAGATTACAATTTCTCCTGGAGTTGCTGCAACTAACTGCGTATCAGAACCAGCACCAGATATTTTCAATCCCGAACCAGAATTAATTACTCCACCACCATCAAATCTAATATCTTTTGCTGATATTTTATTTTCTGAAACTTCTCCACCACCTTTAAATCCATAAGATTTTGTCCGTCCAGTTTCAAGTTGATTGATTTGCTCATCAATTTCAGAACCAACACCTTGAAGTTTTTCCAAGAAACCTAGATTTTCCTTTTGCTTTTTCAGTGCTTCTATCTTTTCTTCTTTACTACCAGGAGCTGCTTCAGTTTTTCTTTCTTCTGCATCAACAGTCTCTGGGAATAGTTTAGGTACAACTGCACCTGCAGCAAACAATCCTGCTCCAGCAAGTGCAGCAGCAACAGCAGGATTTTTCTTTGCAAAACTTAGAAGTTTTGGAATAGCAAATTTAGTAAGTCTAAGAGTAAGTTTTAAAACAGTTCCAATGAATGCTCTAATAAATCTACCAAATGGATTTGTGAATAGGAATAGTGCTCCCAGAATTGCAGGCCACCAATCCTTCAAAAATCTTACAATAGTATCTACTTTCTTTTTATTTTTTTCGTCAGAGAACCAATCTATAAATGAACGGAATGCTCTTCCTAAAATACTATATGCAAGAAATCTGAATATAGAATTCAAAACTCCTTGTATTGGAGAAAAAACTTTTGCAATGGCACCTAATGCTCCACCTTTTTTCTGCTTTTTCTTTTCTAATTCAGATTCTCTTCTATTTCTTTTTGCAATCTGCTCTCTTTTTCTCTCAAGTTCTGCAGTGTCTTTTTCTAACTTAACTTGGCCCTTTAATTTATCAAGAATACTCTCTACAGTTTCTCTAATTGTAATAATATTTTCTAATAATCTATCAGTTTTTTCTTTTGACTCTTCACCAGAAACCTCTGCTTCAGGAATAATAGAGAGATAGTATTGTTGCTTTTTTTCTTTTGTAATCGCATCAGATGAACCAAAATCATCAGCAGTTATCTTTTTCTTCTTTAACTTAAATCTACCAACCTTTTTTCTTACTCTTTTTAATTCCTCTTGCAGTAACATCACCTCATCTGTTGGGATGTCCTTTGTGCCTATTACACTATACTTTATATTTGCTTCTTTTAAAAGAGTCTTATATGTATCATAGTCAATATCAAAAGTATCTTCTAGACCTAAAAGTCTTAATATCCTTTCATCAATTTCTTCCTCAACTAAATCATCTTCTCGTGTTCCTTCATAGAGGGCAAGAGCTCTTTCTCTCTTACCCTCATCTCGAATACTGTTTAATAGATCATCTAAGTCGGGGGAAAAAGTTTTTATTTTATTTTCTGGTGGACTACTATCTGGTTGTTGCTCACTTTCATTCTCTTCCACCATAGAAAGTGCCATATCAAGAAGGTCATTGGACTTTCCCATAGCAATTTTATTGTCAACATCATTTTGCTCAGACTCACTCATACTATTATAGTATGAAGACAATATTTTTATCTGAGCATCTGTCAATTTTGCAGCAAGATCTTTACCAAGTTTGAACTCGTATGCTTTCCTTAATCTGTCAATTTTAGTTGGCATTCTGGGTTTGCTGCTTTTGTTTTTCTTCTTCCAGATGATTTTTTAATAAAGTAACATAGATGTCCCGTTCCCAGGGAATCAAATTTTCAATCTCTGTCAAAGAGTATTTATGGTACTGAAGGAGGGCAAAATTTAACATATAGTAATTTTCAAGATCCATATGGATCATTGCTATACGAAAAAAGATGATAACCCTTCAAGAACAACTTCACTTTCAACTTTGGTATTTGGATTGGTTACCTTAATATTATGAGCTAACTTTGGCATAGTCTCAAAAAACTTCTCAATCTTTTTAAATTGAGACGAATTCATTTGATCTAAAAACTCATTGACTTCTTTTTTAGTTACATCACTAGTTGACCAAACTTCATCTGCTGTACAAATTTTATCAATACAAGATGCAATCAAATCAAATGCCTGGTCCATATCATTGGTTGCATTCAAATCAAAATTGTTCTTAATAAATTGCTCAAGTGATGGGTATCTCATTTGAAGAACAATGTCATCATCAATCTTAATGTTTGAATCATGGCCATCATACTTTTGTACCACAATCTCATCGACTAAAATCTTAACTGGTACTGTTGTTTGACCATCATCTGGACAAATAATATTAACTTCAATCTCTTCCCCTACAGACTTTCCTCTGATATTGAGAAACAGATATTCAATATCAAAAGTTGGTAAAGTTTCTACTTTAACTCCTCTTGTTTGAATGCAACTCTTAATGACTGTTTTAATTGCTTCTGTAATTTGCTTAGGATCTTCACTCTCAAGTGCAAGTACAAGCAACTTTTCTTCTCTAACTAAAAATGGCCTATACTTAATTTCTTTCCCTGTCGATGGTAGTGTCAAGAAATAAGTGGGCGTCGAAATCTTTGGTAATGGCATACTTTATGAATTATAAATTCAGGTTACTATATTTATCCTCCAAATGGATTATTGATTAGATTTTGGGCAGTAGAATTAAGTCTTCCATTATCAACATCAAAATTTCCTTCAATAATACCTCTATCAAGAACATAGCGACTGTAATTAAATGATACGGTGCACTTTAAAAGTTGAGAGGAGTCATAAGAGACTGGCATTGAATTAATGCTTATTGGAAATGCATTAATAAATTGATAAGTCAAATTTCTTCCAGAATAATCTCTTTCAAATTTAGTTATTGAAAGATTTGAACTCTTATAGTCCTGTGGAAAATTTATTCTATAACTGTAAGTATCCGATCTTTGGCCTTCTATATTGTTTTCGCCAACAATGAAAGACAACCAGTTCTCAAAGTAATCAATGATATAATGATTTTTATCTACATAAAAAGTAAAGTCTGCATTCTGATCATATTGTCTTCTGTATGCGTGTCTCTCAGAGACTCCAGTATAGTCTCCATTAATATCAATTGTTGCCAAACTCGAACCTGGCAATGATGCTACACAGCAAGATAACTCAATCAAGTCTTGGTTTGACTTCCAATCAGCACCAAGAAATCCTGCACTTTTTCTTTGATTAAAAAAGTTTTTAAATGAGTCATTTCTTGGTGGATTAAATTGGCAAACATAATGAGAAGTTAGTGCTGGTTGCAATAACTTACTTTTAATATCACTCATTCTATAAGGTCTTGCGTTTGTTGTTGCCATCTATAAATATTTCTACCTTATATATTATGTAGCAAAGATAATGGCACAAAGTATAAAAAGTAGATTCAAACCATCATATCCACAAAAATATAAGGGAGACCCAAACAATATTATTTGTAGAAGTAGCTGGGAAAGAAGATTCTGTAATTGGTGTGACCTGAATGAAAATATATTAGAGTGGGGTTCTGAAGAATTTTGGATTCCATATAAATCTCCAGTAGACAATAGAGTTCACAGATACTTTCCTGATTTTATCATTAAGGTTAAAGAATCTACTGGTCAAATTAAAACTTATGTGATTGAAGTAAAACCAAAAAAACAAACCATACAACCAAAAGAACCAAAAAGAAAAACAAAAAGTTGGTTGTATGAGATGAAGACATATGCCGTCAATCAGGCAAAATGGAAAGCTGCAAAAGAATTCTGTGATGATAGACTTATAGAATTTAAAATCATAACAGAAAACGAACTCGGACTCAAGTAATGGCAAAAGGATTTGGAGAAGATATTCTCAAAACTTCTAGTAGAGTATCTCGGTTAAAAAGAAAGATTGATGGTTTAACTGACTCCGAATCTATTATGCTTGAAATTATGGATGTCTTTAGAGAGACTGAATTCATACCTGATGTTGGTAGATATTATACTTTCATTTACCTTCCCAAAACTCCTGACATTAGATTTGACGAATTTCCTTTGATTGCTTGTACCGATGTTCAGAGATGGGGTTTTAAAGGAATTAATTTTCATTGGGGAGAATCTAGAAGTTATACCTGGCAAGAAGTATCTGGTAAACTTCATATCATAGAAAATAATGAAATTGATTATCTTCGCTCTGTTAATTATGCAAGGTTTTTGCAATCGTAACTAAATAAAGAAAAGTGCTCATAAAATGTTAGCAACACTTCCTGGATGGAAAGATAATAATGGCAATTTAGAGGCTACTTTCACACAAAAAGTGAAAGGAAATGGAATTGGTGCACCAACTACATCAACATTTAATCTCGATGTAGTCGTAGTAGCTAATCCAGATACTGGCGCATATGATGTTTATACAACCAACAAAAATGCTTTTGGTGTGAGTCTAGGTAGAACGCCTTTATATAATTTTAATCCAGCTACTGGTAAGTCAACACCATATGCAGAAAATAAAAGTTTATATGAACAATATTATGGTGGTGCAGATGGACAGCAACAACAAAATACGTTAAATAAATCAATAAAAAGTGGTTTTATAAGAAATCTTGAATTAAATGCAACCGATCCGGTAGTTCAAAGAAATCTAGATAAAATTAAACAAACACCCGGATATAGTTCACAAGGAAATGTTGCTCCTGGTGGTGCTGGTGGCGGTGGAGGTCCATCACAAAATAATGCACAACAAAATGCCAATACACCAACTAATCAAACACTCAGCGGACTCATCAGTGATGGTGCAATTGAATCGGATCAAAAAGCAACCTTTAAATCGGTTTTTGGTAAAGATATTTTAGTGTATCCAGAAGCTAGTCAGAATGATATAGGGCAAGATAAAATCCAGTTTAAATTTATTAGATTTGAACCAAGAAAAATTAATACCAGTTCGACCTTTTTTAATCCTGAAACTAGAAATCTAAAGGCAGAATTTGGAACTGTTTATTTGCCAATTCAATCTGGAATTACTGACAATAACAGTGTGAATTGGAATCAGGGAGAATTAAATGCTGCACAGTATGAAGGAGTTGCGGCATCAGTGGCAATTCAAGATAATCAAGTTAAAAGCTACATAGACGCATTTAAAACTAAACTGCAAAATGCTGTTACCGATGATAGGACAAAGAAAGCTTTACAACTATATCTTGCAGGAAAAGCAACTAGTACTACTGGTTTACTGTCAAGATTTGGTGGTGCAGTATTGAATCCAAATCTTGAGTTATTATTCCAAGGACCAACTCTCAGACCATTTGATTTTAATTTTAAACTTTCTCCAAGAAGTGCTGATGAGGCAACAACCGTAAAGCAAATCATCAGAGCATTTAAACAATTCTCTTCTCCGGGAACAGCAGTTAGTAACTTATTCTTAACTGCCCCACCAGTATTTCAGATTAAATATATAAGAGGTTCAAATGGAAATGCTGCACATCCTTCATTGAATTTAATAAAGACTTGTGCATTAAAAAATATGAGTGTTGACTATACTCCTGATGGTTCTTATGCAACATATTCTGATGGGACTAACACTATGGTTTCTTATAATATGTCACTCTCTTTCCAAGAGTTAGAACCTGTTACTCAAGCAGATTATGATACAAACTTTAGCACATCAGGAATAGGTTACTAAAATGTCATCATACTTCAGACAAGTACCAAACTTTGAATACGTTAGTAGAGATGTAGATCAAAGACAAATATCAGAATATGCTCCAGTAAAAAATCTTTTTCGTAGAGGAAAACTGAGAGAAGATATTTTTGGTAACCTTTCTTTCTTCACAAAGTATTCTATTATTGGTGATGAAAGA